GAATATAATTCTAGTATTGTATATAAACGTCAATTAGATACTATTAGTAAATTAAGTAAGGTTGAAAACTTAGTTTATAAGTTCTATACAGACAACGTTATTGAAGTTCTAGATTATATTAAAGAGTTATTCATTGATGGTAAATTCGATCCAATGTTATTTGATACTTATGTTGATATTAGAAAAATATATAAGATGTTTATCAGTGTTAAACTAAGTACTAAAGATAATACAATGGATGATTTCTTAGGAGCAATGAAAAAGAATAAGACTATTATGGATCAATTAGATGCTCTTATTAAAGCTATTAATTTAGAAAATCTTACTGAATATTATGATTTATATAAGAAAAATAAGGTTGGTCTAAATGATTTACTTAAGCAAACTATGAATGAAATAACTCGTCTTAGACAACTTAATTACTTTGACTTTAAATCTGATGAAGAAAGACAAGACTACTGGGTAAGAAATCCTAGAGATTATAAACATTATCCAGAGCTATGTAATTTTATTGAACTTCATTATATTAGCGATACTCTATATAAGAACTCTTATTCAATGGAAGAATTTGTTAAGATATTCAAATATAATAACGATCTTCGATATAAATTAGAGGATATTATTGTTGAATCTAATAATTATGAGCTATATAGAAACTACTTAAAATTATGGGATATCAAGTTTATAGGAGATATTAATATTAGTTATTTCAGTGGTCATGATACTTATAGTGATTACTTAAAGAGAAAGAACTATGATTTATATGCTTTCACTCAAATGCCTGCTACTATTAAAGGCGATGAGAAACTTGAATATGAATTCTATCGTGATAAAGTATTTGAATTATGTGAGTCTATTGATAATCATATCAATGCAGGTAACATGAACTTCTTCGTTAATAACGGGTTTATAGGAATGCTTGATTATGTAAAACGATTCATTTATATATTAATACATGTATTTAAAGCTTATACAACTCAATTATTAGAGACAAATACAGTATTATCATTCAATGATAAGACATTTAATGCGATAAGAATGTTTGATAAAGCAAATATTAGCGGATTCTTTAAATTTAGAGAATATATCACTTTAAAAGATTTCATGAAGATGACTACTACTTATAAATTTGAAGATAATATTGAATTAAGAGATGAGATAAAGATAACTACTTTTGAAGCTGGAGAGGAAGATTAATAATGACAGAATTTAAGCAACTGCAATTTGAAGATAATATTGATATGAAGGATGATTTTTCAAAAACGCCTGAAGGTTTTCCTAAAGCACAGATTGGTATGAAAGGTAGAGTTGTAGTAAAAGATTTCAATGGTAACACTATTCTAGAAAAAGATAATCTTATTACACTACGTTTACGAACTTATATCTTAGAATTATTATTCGGTGTAAAACCACCTGAAGATTCTGGATATATTAACGATCATGCACGTACTGTTTGCTTATTTAAAATAGGTCAAGGTGGAGCAGATGTAAACGGTTCTCCATTCAACCCATTAGTACCTAAATTCAGTGATATGGATTTATATCAAGCAGTACCATTTATCATTGAAGATCCAGATAAATATAATGACCCTAATAAGAAAGCTAATCCATCTATTGTTGAACAGATGTCTTTATTTGATAAAAATAAATACTACTTGCCAGTTGGTAGAGCAGATGGTTCTAAAGCATTCTATGGTAAAATATTCGAAGCTGATAACAACCGTTGGAGATTAAATAAATCTACTGGTGAAGTTTATCAATTATTAACAATGCGTATTGAACCAAATGAAGCTAGAGGTTTTATGATTAATGAGATCGGTTTAGTTTTAGCTAGATATGATAAAAATAATAACTCTTATGTTAATGAAGAGCTAGCAACACGTATTACCTTTGATACAGAATCACTTACTTCTCTATCTAAAGGATTAATTATTGAATATTATGTTTATGCTTAATACTAACAAATTTATATAGGGTAGATTATTTCTACTCTATATAAATTTAATCTTAATAGGCGGTGATTTTGTTGAAATCAGCAATCAAAGGTCGTTTATTATCTAAAGATGAGGTAATAGAACTACTTTCAATTAAACAAGATGATATAACTATGTCCTTATTACATGACTTGTTTGCTTATAGAAAAAATACTAACCCACGTTTTGCACCGAATGATTTCTTTTATTTAGAAAAAGGTGTTTTAGGAAACTCTGAAAGAATTAAAACTACTACTGGGAAATATATCTTTAATCTATTAGTATTATATCCTAATATCATTAAACATACTGGTTATTTCAATAGAGCTTTAGATAAAGGCGGTATTGGTAAAATCCAATCTGATTTAGGAAGTCTAGTATTACAAAGTGTATTACCTACTGAAGAACAAGCGATATTTATTGATAAAATGCAATGGTTAGCGTTTGGTATTGCTAAGTTTATTAATGCTTCATTAACACATGAAATGTTAATTGCACCTGAAGAAGTTACTAAACGTAAAGAAGAATTAGTAGAGAAACATAAGGAAGCCTTAGAAAAAGGTGACTTAAATACAGTTAATAAAATTGAGAAAGAATTAATTGGATTAGCTAAAGGAATTATGCAAGATGTTCCTGATTATCAAATCTATGCAAGTGGTGCTAGGGGTTCATTCGGTAATAACTATAAGAATACTAGTATCATGAGGGGTGCTATTAAGAACTTAGCAGATCCAAGTAAAGTTAAAGTATCTACTACTTCTCTAGATGAAGGTATTCCACCTGAAGAATTACCATATTATGCAGATTTATTAACACAGGCATCATATCAACGTGCGGTAGGTACACAGGATGGTGGTTATGAAGGTAAGAAATTAGGAGCGGCATTCCAAACAATTGTATTGGATGATAAAGGTACTAACTGCGGTACTAAAAAATTCCTAAAAATTATCTTAGATGGTAGATATGCTAAATTATTTCTATATAGATACATTAAAGTTGGATCTCAATTGGTATTATTAACACCTGATAATATCGATAGTTATACTAATAAAGTAGTAGAGTTAAGAAGTGCAATTTATTGTACAGGAGACCAGATTTGTAATAAATGTGCTGGTGACTTGTATTATATGATGGGTATCCGAAATGTTGGTTTATTGGCAAACCGTGTAGGAACAAGTATCTTGAATGCTTCATTAAAAGCCTTCCATGACATGTCTTTAAAAATGGTTGATTTGGATATTGATAAATATTTAGACTAAAAAAAAAATCCTAATAGTTGTTTATTTTATATAAATAGCTATTAGGTGACTCATATGTTAAAAAAAAAAATAGTAGTCTTTGTTTTTTTTTTATATAGACTACTATTTCCAAGTTCCCGTTCTTTATCTGTATCTTTATGACGACAATGAAATAACTTTTATATAGTTCCCTAAACTATATAATACCGATCAAGTGAGAAATACCACCCTTTTTTCCTATTTTTCTCTATATATGTGAGATAACTATGTAGCAGGAATTAAGTTCATCCTCCTTTCCATAGCAACTAAGAAGTAATTTTAATATTTTCTCTATTTTATTATAATATTAAACTACCTCTCCTATTTATAATATATATTTAAAAAGGTATACAAATACATATTATAGATTAGTATAGTTTATAACATTTATAATTTATTTTAGGGAGATGTTTTTATGGAAAGAAATGTAGCAGAAGACCAAGACATGCTTCTTTTTGTTAGAGTAGCTAATGACAACAAGAGAAGACT